TGCTTTTGAAATTCTCTCAACTGTCAGGAATATGTCAGGTCTGCATGAAAGCCAGAAAATAGGTACTCCGGAAGTGATGCGGTATATCAACAAAGCGATGGGATTCATATCACAGTATCTTTTGGAAACCTATAAAAACGATCTGATCAAAACGATCGATGATACTATCGATGATTCTGCCGGAACCGAACGCTTTACCTATATGAACAAACCTGGTGATTGTCAGGAAGTCATTTCAGTTTTGAGAGCTACCGAAGTTCCGGAGTTGAAAGTTTGTACCATCGTCGATATTAGGGACAAGATTCTTGTCGGCCAAAACGTCAACTATCCAATGAACCGCCTTTATCCCTATGCCGTCGATGAAGGACCAAAGATTGCAGTATTCCCTCGTCTCGATCCGACTGCCGTCGCCGGTCAAACACAAACAAGTGCGGCAGACAATCTTCGACTGTCTTATTGGAAGAGAACGACAGATTTAATTTTCTCTAAGGGAGTCGCAACAATCGGGACGCTGGCAAATATCACTTTGCAGCTTGGATATGATGGAAAAGTAAGAGATGACATTTACAATGATTACGATGTCGCGCTGTATCAGGATATTGCCGGCCAAATGACTTGTGGAACAATCGTAAAATGCAATGATTATGTTGGAAGAACAAAAACCATGACGCTGGATATGTCTTATGCTGACTATGAAAACGTTTTCTCTGGTTCTCCCGTGGATATTTGGTATGCTC